AAAGTAACTAGCAAAATACATTATACTATCTGCATCTATAATTAGCACTCTCTCTGTCTCATCATATTTACTAGGGCAGTTTTTTACCACCCTAGTAATTATTTCATCCCCACCTGTAGTGGGTCCTGTTTTCATCTTTCCACTTATCATTACTAGTCTTTCTCGTTTAAGAACTCTACATAAGCTATTTCTCTCTTCAGATATTCAAGAGCTTTCTCTAGATCATGTAATTCATTATCCTTCTTACCAGCTCTAGTTACATATTTAACTATGTTACCACGAGTAAAGTTTAATTCATATAGATGACAGAAGTCTATTACATCTCCACTATCTTCTATATTATTATTCTTGTAATGATTTGGTTGTGTTATTTCTTTTAATGTTTGTTTAAAATCTGACATTTGGTTTTGTATTTATTGATTAATTAATATGATAAGCATCCTTGGATCTCCCATGTACCATCTCTTTCTGTAGATGATTTCTTGTAATTGATTTCAGCTACTAGCGGTTGGTGCTGCTCTAACACCTTTGCAATGTATACTTTTAATTTCCAAGTAGGGTTCTTTTCAACTAGAGCTCTTGCTTTCTTAATAGCATCAGCTTGCTTTAGTTCCTCAATAATAGTTCCAGCCCAACGAGGATCATCAACCATATATTTAGTAACCCATTTTCTAGTTCCTTTAGCAGGATAGTTAGTTACAGTGGTTTTGGTCTTCATATTGTTTCCTATTGGTTTCTTAATACATAAAGCCCAAGCTGGTTCATGTTTAGATGGTTCCTCATTCTCAAACTTATGTCTAGATACTTCTACTATACCTTGTGCATTATGCCAACTTCCATTATAGTAATCATTACCTAGCTCTTCTCTGTCTGAGTCTTGCAAAGCTTTAAAAGCTTCTCCCAATGTCCTTCCTGTTATTGTGTCTTCTTTGTGTATTGCTCCCATGTTTATTTTGGTTTTTTTAATTTACGTTCTAATTGTGTTTTTTCATTGTGGCATGTTGTACAAAGTGTTTGTAGGTTATCCACCTCACAAAACAATCTTTCTACAAAAGCAGGAAGGTCTTCTGAACAATTAAGACTACCAGCAGGTTTTATGTGATCAATGTTTACTTCATCGCTTTTAAACCAATCAGTACATTTTTTACATTGGTATTCCCACTTCTGTCTTTTGTTCTTTCCTTTATATGCTCTTCTAGATTCTTGCTTACATTGTGCTACAGGTTTCCACCATCTACTCTTTTGCCTAAGAGCACTTCTTATCATAGACCAGAATGCTGCTTCTGTTAATGTTCCAGCATTTCTAGTTCTAGGTACTCTTGGTTTCTTTACTTTTTTCGCCATAATTTTAAATTAAAGGGTTGTAACAAATTTAATTAAAATATTACAACCCCTAATTAATTTAATCTAACTCTACTATTCTATCCTCTATCTCATTTTTCATCTGGTCTAGATTCATAATCACCTCACGTATGTCTGAGCTTGATATGTTTGGTAGGTTAAACTCATACTTAGATGATTCAACTGCATATCCTTTTGCCACTTTAGACTCTATGTCTGAAAGGTCATGGATTGCATATTCTTCATCTAACTCTAAAGTATCAAACTGACCATCGTGAAGAATAGTTGTAGCTTCTTCTCTTGGTACAGTCATAATTGGTAAGTACTCATAACATCTACCTTTGTGTGTACCAATACCAACTACTTTCATAGGATTGATAAGTACAAGAACAGATTGATCACCACACCCTACATAATGTATTTGGTCAGAAGTAAAGTGTAAACCAGCTGCAGCACAATCTTGTGTTGACCAGTTACAATCTTCCATAGGCATGTTAACCACTTTACCTACACGAATATCAAACGTTCTTGTCCAATCATCTGTGAAACGATTTTCTTTTCTATTTGGTAAGTCTAGATATAGATCTGTAAGACCTCCTAGGTTTTCACCATGTTCTGCTAGATATGTTTCAGTGTAAGAATATTCTTCTATTTCACCTGTACCATCGCATACTTCACAGTCTTCCCAATCTCCATCTTCTGGATCTTCCCAGCCAGATTCACCTAAACAATTTATACATGTTGTAGATGTGTGAGTCTCTTCTATTGTCAATGAATCATTATGAACTAAACTGTAAATATCATCTTTGATAAATACTGTATAGTTATCAGGACTCTTCTTCCATACAGCTTTTACTTTGTTGTATGTATTAGATATGAAATGTACAAGCTCTGGACTACCGTGTAACGTTACTACATTACGTAGAGCTACAAAGAATCCTTGCTTAGTAATACGAAAGCTATTCTCATCTAAGAACCTGTATAGCTCATTACTCACCTCAGCTCTTGGATTAAGACAACACCACATAAAGAATCTCTTCAATGATAAGTACTCTTCATCCTCAGAGAGGTTTTCTGATCTATCTACCACTTCTATTAGCTTTTCTACCAATAGTTGAGGAATAGACCTAGAAATACCCTTAAAGTAAACAACGTTATCTTCTACAGTGAATTCTCCACAGTTTTCTAATAGTTGAATACCTTTTATTAAGGCTTTTGCTTTAGCTACTTCTTTAGCCTTCTTTTCTTTCTCCTGTAGCACATTAGGATCCATAATTATACGATCAAACTCAGCTTGAGATTTTACGTTTATTATAGCTTCATAATCCTCTTCTGTAGCATTTGGCTTGTTGATGATTTCACCATCGTTCATTAAAATAGTTAGAGAATCATTAACTAACTTAATTCCTCTGTATAGAGGTTCTGTACACTCTTCTTGTGTACTTTCTGATTCCTCATTAATTAAGCTATCTAACTTACTCTCGATAACTCTGTCAATTGAATGGTTTACTCTGTTTTTAAACCACTCTAAACTTAAAAATTTACTCATGTTTAATTGTATTTATTAATTGTTAATTTACTAAAAATATGGGAGACTGTCTGTCAATCTCCCATCTAATCTCTTGTTATACTTCGGTTTCTTCTACTTCTCCTCCTTTCATTTCTTTAAGTTTATAATGTTCTATATTTAGTCTTAGTTTGTGATATTTAAATAAATCAGCAGTAACTTTTACTGAAGTATTATTGTTGTTATAACCTCCATTGCTAGACATGAATTCTATAAATGAATTAGCCTCAAGAAAAGATTTAACTTTATTATATAAATAATAAACCTTGTGATCTTCTAAATTCTTACCAGCATTAGTTATATCTAACATTACATCAAGTTTGCTGTAATTAACTTCTCTAGTGTTAAAGTATGTATTTACATAACTTACTAGCTCAGTAATTTCTTCTTGAAAATTAGAGTTTAACTTATCCATAAAGGTTCTACCACTACTTCTAAATACTGCAGGAAAATCATTCATAAGTTTCCTAACTTGATAAGATGTAGTAATTCTTCTAAACAATATGTGCTCACCTTTCATGAATTCATCATAACTTACTAGATTCTTTATATCTAAATTGTCTACTACTTTGAATTCTCTATTAGAGAAAGAGATTAGTTTAATATTCATACGTCCAACAATGTTGTATAATTTATCCAACTTGTCTTGATTGTCATATAGATCATAAATGTAAACAATGTTTCCTTTTCTGATGTTTTCTAGTTTCATCTTGTTAGGAACAAACTTACAATTTCTATCTCCACTCCATTTCATGAGGTCTTCTGCTCCCTTAAAAGAAATTTCTCCTACAAGCTTCTTACCTACAGCTCTACTTGCTGTACCTTTTTTAACTGCATTAGCTTTTCTATCAGCTATCCATTGAGCAGGTACAACCTCGTCAGTCATGTCTCTTGAACTAGATAAGATGAGCTCTTCTATCTTTTGCCAATCTTTAATTACAGCTCTCCAGTCACTCTTGACATAGTTCTCTAGACGTAATATCTCATAATAAGAATCCATATTATAAGAGTTCTTAGTACCTAGAACAAGATTTCTATTCTTCTTAAGAATAAAAGTTCTATATTGTTTTCTACTGGTTGCTGTAGTAACACTACTATTAATAATGTCCATAGCTTCTTCTCTTATCCAGTTCTTCTTGTGACCAGACATTGCACCGTTCATGATAAAATTATTATCATCTTGGGTCCACTTAGGTGTTGAGTAATAACTATTCTTAAGACTGTACATTCTATCGTTCTCTACCTTGAAACTTTTTATGTACTCACAAAGTAAATTACTAAATGTACTGTTGTTATAAATAGACAAATCTATAGTGTTAACATCCTTAATCTTAGGAGCTTTGATTTTTACTGTTGCAAAAGCTCTTAACGGTTCATAGTCCATATTAGTTCCAAACATTTCTACTGTTCTTTTATTCTCAGTATAGTATTTTAGAACAGTTTTTACATCATCAGTTTCTGTAACTGATTTATTATAACGCTCAGTCATGTAATCAGCAAATTCTACAAGTTTAGCAAGGATAACCTTCTTAGATTCTTGACTATAGATTAAAGACTCTCTGTTAGGAGTAGGAAATAATCCATCTTCTAAATTAAATCTTAGTGCTACAGGCATGTCAATAGGATCTATTCCTATCTTTTGAAAATCTAAAGGATAGTAAACATCATCTAAACATACATGAAGCTTTTCATCTTTTGCTAGTTCAGAAAATTGAAATATCTTATTTCTATGGATGCTAAAGTTATTATCTATATCATCTACATTGAAATATACATTCTCAAAATAAGCAAGTTGCTCTTTAATTTTATGCTTAAAATCATAGTTATCGTTCCACTTTACAGGAATAGTAACTTTCACACCATTGCTCTTATCTGTAACTGTTTCATCTAGAAGGTCAATAGTATTAGTTTCTTCACCCTCATACATCATATATTTACGCTCTCTTCCATTTTTTCTACATGTAAAGTAGAATGAAGAAGTGTATGCTAATGGTGCTTTGAAACCTAAACCAAACATACCAAGCTCAGTATTACTAGAACGCTTAGTAGATTTACCATACTTACTTAAAATGTTTGTAACATCGTCATGATCTAAACCAGTACCGAAATCCTCAACAGAAAACTCATAGTTATTACTATCATTTCTTACCAAGGATACTATTATTGGCTTTGTTACTCCAGCTCTTCTGTGGCTGTCTAATGCATTACTTGCACATTCCCTCACTGCAGAGCCTATTGAATCTGAATACAGATTCTTACTTAACATCTGCATCAATACTTGTGCAGAATCTAAGTCTAGGGACATTCCTATGCTCTCATTGTTTTGTCCTGTTTGTAGGACTTTCGATTGTTTTTGTTGTTCTAAAATCATTTGTTTATCTATTTATTTATTTATTAATTCCTATTCTTTTTACTAACCACATACACTTATGTGTAAAATCAAAGTATACATCTTTTTTTATTGTACCATAATCTGGCCATACCATATTATCTCTTGTACATTTAGCTTTTGACCATTCATTATAATTATGAACTGTTCCGTCTGAATATTTATAAGTTTTACTAACTAGCTTTGGTAATCTAGTTAATATCATATAATTCAGGTCTATACCTCGTACAATTACTTCATCTCCTACTTGGAGGTCTTTTAATTTAATTGGTCTATTTACAGTGTCCATTCTTCTTTTCTTTTAATTATTACCATGTTTTTATAGTTTAAATCTTGCTTTATTACAGGATTATCTTTAGAAGGTTCTTCAAACTTAAATGTTCTATAAATAGTTGTTTGAGGATCTCCTTTCCAATTATTCCACTTCTGGATTCTTTCTTCCATACTAACTTGAACCTTTACAGCTATGTATCTTTTTCTCTGATCACCCCATTTGTAAGGTGACTTTTTACTCTCTCTTGGCACTTCCATTACTCTGTAATATCTCATTTCAGAACCTGCACCTGTTACTATTTCATCTCCTATTTTTAGATCTCCTGGATCATTTGTTAAAATCGCTTTCATTTTTCTTGTTTTTAAAATGGTTGTTCTGCATCTTTTAACCAATTGATGCTATAACCGTTGTTTTCATAAATTAATGTATCTATTTTTGTGAACACTCCTTCAGAGTCCCAATCAGCACCTCTATACGCAGCACTTGCTGGATGACTTACTGTAAAGACATGAGAGAATATTCCTGTATGCTTTTTATATCTAGCAGCATCTTTACCTAGAAAGACATAAGGCACACCTAGCGGATTAAGAACTTCTTCAAACAAATACTTTGTGAAGGGTTCCCATAATGCTATGTGACTGCCTGCTTTGTTCTTCTCTGTAGTTAGTGCTACATTAAGCATCAGTACACCTTGGTTAGCTAAATAAGCTACATCAGGCGTTGGATCATAACTTAAATTAAGTCCTCTATGAAATTCTTTTTCAATAGATCTGTAAAAGTTATCTAAAGATGGTTGTAAATATTCTGTAATAGAACATCCCATTAACAAACCATCTGCTACTGGTAAATTGTACTTAAAAGTGTGATATGGACACATACCTATAATTACTGCTTTCACCTCATCTAGTTTAGTTTCCTGAAAACATCTATAGACATTAGAAGACAGAGGAGCAATTTGCTTGCCCCTCTTACTCTCCTTTTTCAAGAATGCATATATATCATCACATTCTTTACTCTCTATAAATGGTTTCATTTTACTATGCCACGATGGGTGGAATTTAGATTTAAAATTATCCCATTTCATATTTACTTAGTTTATACAGAGAGAGTTACCCTCTGTTGGTTTACAATCTTCTATTTCGAGATATTGATTATCAAATGATTGCACCCTCATTACTGTAGGTGTATATAGAACTTTATGATGAGAGTTACCTTCATCGTCTGTACTATATATACATGGATAATCAGCTACTTCAGGATTATTCTTAACAATCTGAAGTAATACGTTTATATGATCTTGCACTGTCATAATTAAAACATCTCTATTTGGTTATCAGCTGTTACAAAAGAAGGTGCATCTATTATAGCAGGTGATGGAGCTATAATGTTACTAAAGAATGTATGCAACTCTGAGTGTGCAGACATCCACCTAGAAGGATGTGAACCTTTTAATGCAAATGTTGCATGGTTATACAATTCCCAC